ACTTTAAAATTAAAGAGTACAAAGATATCGCAAAGGTGTTGAGTGACAATAACCTTGAACTTGCTAAACTGAATAGTTCTATCACACAGTTAGAGAAGTTCAATGCAACTCTGACTGAAGAGATACGTCAAATTGAAAGTGGAGATGTTACGAAAACAGATTACGAAAAACTTGACAATCTCAAGAAAATGTGCGATAATTATGAGTCAAGTAAATCAAAACTGAAGGAAGATATGCTTTACTTTGATTGTGCAAAAGAGTTGTTACAGGATAGTGGCATCAAGACAAAGATTGTCAAACAGTACTTGCCTATCATGAACAAACTTATCAACGGTTATCTGTCTTCTATGGATTTCTTTGTTAACTTCAATATTGATGAAAACTTCAACGAGACAATCAAGTCAAGATATCGTGATGTGTTTTCATACGCAAACTTTTCTGAAGGTGAGAAAATGCGTATTGACCTTGCACTACTCTTTACATGGAGAGCGGTTGCGAAAATGAAGAATTCAACAAATACGAATTTACTTATCCTTGATGAGATTTTTGATAGTTCATTAGATGCGACAGGTACAGATGACTTCTTGAAGATTCTGAATACCTTCACAAATGAGAACGTGTTCGTCATCTCACACAAACAGGACTTGTTGATGGACAAGTTCAGACACACAATTAAGTTTGAGAAAGTGAAAAACTTCAGTAAGGTTGCATGATGGGCAAGAGAAGTAAATTTGAAAGAGTACCAAGAGATTATTATCCAACCCCCTATCAAGCAGTCCTACCTCTAGTTGCACACCTACCAGAATGGTTTACGTTCATGGAGCCTTGTGCTGGTGACGGTAGACTAATTGACCATCTTGAAAAACATGGCGGTAGATGTACCCATGCATACGATATCGAACCAAGAGATAGTAGAGTAATAATGTACGATGCGTTGTTATTACAACAAGTAGAAACACCATACATAATTACAAATCCACCTTGGGATAGGAAAGTTCTTCATCCAATGATTGACCACTTTTCTTCCACAGCACCCACTTGGTTACTATTTGACGCAGATTGGATGCATACAAAACAATCAACAAAATACTTGACAAAACTGAAAAAGGTTGTTAGTATAGGTAGAGTCAAGTGGATTGAAGGGAGTTCAAGTGTTGGTAAAGACAATTGTTGCTGGTATATGTTTCATGATACCCCACAGGTCAAACCCATTGAATTCTGGGGTAGGTCAGAATGACGCACCTCAAAATAAATTACAAAAAGTTTTAAAAACATCTTGACATTTGTTCTAATAACGTGTAATATGTAATAGTAAAGTGAGAAAACAAAGGAGATTATATCATGGCACACGAACTTGAAATTGTAAACGGAAACGCTCAGATGGCATATGTCGGTGACGTTCCGTGGCATGGACTTGGTACAAAAGTACCAGCAGACCTTACACCAGACCAGTTTATGGAAAAGGCGGGTCTTAATTGGTCTGTTGAGAAAGAAGATATCCTTACTAGAAGTGGTATCAAAGTGAAGAACAAACAAGCACTTGTTAGGTCAAGTGATGGTTCTATCCTTGACGTTGTTGGTAACGGTTGGAATCCTGTTCAGAACGCAGAAGCATTCAACTTCTTTGAAGAGTATGTAACTGCTGGTGATATGGAAATGCACACCGCTGGTTCTCTTAAAGATGGTCAGATGGTATGGGCACTTGCAAAAACGAAAGATTCGTTTGAGTTGTTCAACGGTGACCAAACCGACAACTACTTTCTATTTACCAATCCACACCAGTTTGGTAAAGCAATCAATATCAGAATGACACCGATTAGGGTTGTTTGTAATAACACTCTTACTTTGTCTCTGTCACAAAACAGTGACCAGATGTTGACTGTTAACCACAGAAAAGCATTCGATGCCGCTGAAGTCAAAGAACAGATGGGTATCGCAAGAGAGAAACTTGACCAGTACAAGTCAATGGCAGAGTTTCTTGGTTCAAAGAGGTACACCTCAGAGAACATCATCCAGTACTTCAATGAAGTATTTGGTACGCCTGCAAAAGAGAAAGTGGATAATGTTATTCCTTTCACTTCCAGAAATGCGAAACTCGCTATGGAGAACTTGCAGACACAGCCAGGTGCGAACTTTGCTGAAGGTTCATTCTGGCAAGCATTCAACACTGTCACTTACATGACAGACCACCTTCAAGGTAGAGAAGGTGATTCAAGAATGGTTTCTTCTTGGTACGGAAGGAACAGAAAAGTCAAGTTGAATGCACTTGACAAGGCACTTGAGTACGCTGAAGTTGCCTAATAAAATTTGGGGAAAGTGTAAAAAAGTTCTTGACTTTCCCCTCTTTTTATAGTACTATATAAAAAGAATCGGAACACCACCGATTATTGAAACAGTCTTACTTACAAGGAGATACAAAATGACTGACGTAGTAGTAAACCTTTTGGAAACAAAAGAATTCACAGAAGAACACCGCCTCCAAGCAGAAAACCTATTGGATTGGCAACTTATTTACCCCGAAATTTTTGGTGACAAACTTCCAGACGCAATTGAATATGTTGGACTAAAAATCTTACCTCTCAACGCAGTTGATTGGTCAGTGCAGAAATATCGTGCTGGTGGTCGTACACGAAATTCAAAACTTCTGGATATCAAACAGAATATTGAACGCAACGGTTACAAACTGAAATATCCAGCGATGGCATGGTTTCAGTGGTCACCTACAGACTATGAGGTGATTACAGGAAACAGTCGTGGTGAGGTAACCTCTGGTACACCATTCAATATGCCTAATGGTATCATTGCAGTGTTCAAAGCAAAAGAAGGATACACAAAAGCACAAGTTCAAGATGCTGTTGAGATGTGTGGTATTCGCTTCAACTCAATTCATGACCCTGCTGAACCACTTTCAAAAGCAGACGTTTATCGTAACGTGGTTGATGCAATTCAACGCTACATTGATACAGATGGTGAAGCTGGTGTTCCTAACACTATGGATGCAATTACAGAACGTGTTGATTGGGTTTGCGGTGAGGGTGTATTCCAACCACACACACGACAGACTTTGATTTTGCAAATCTACAACAACTTCAATACACACGACATTGTTGTTCCTTGGTCAACACGAAAAGAGGCAACTTTCCAGATTGCACAGTTTATGACCGATACGAAACTTGTAGATACGGATACAGTAAAATACATTCCTATTTCACATGACCGTGAGACTTTTGGTTTCTACAAAGCAGTACAAACTGCTGCACAGTATCCAAATGCAGAAATTCGCATGGTTGTACACACAGGTACACTGTCTGGATTTGACTTTGACAAAGTGTTCCAGAACCGTCTTGCAACATTTGTAACACGCTTCAACGGAATGATTATGAACGCCTGTATTGCATTTTTTGGAAAAACTGCACCAGAGTTCAATCGAGTCAAAATCTATGCGGCACTTCCAGCACTTGGACGCTCTCATGACCTTACCAAACCATTTTTCTTCAATGCACGAACTGATACGTTCTACCAGAAAGATGAAGACAATGCATTCTCTGTTGTCGATGGTGACGAAGAGGAATATGACGAAGCCGCTTAAAAAAGAATTTGTGTGGGGGTTGAATTTTGAAATTTAATCCCCATATAAATATGGATGCAGATGCGAATTATCGGTCTGCAATTATTAATCTTGCTTAACAAAGGAGATAAATTATGACTAACTTAAGCACACTTAGAAACGCCCTTCAGGCGTTTGACTACAATCACATGACACCCTATGCAGTGGGTTTTGATAGAACATTCGACAGACTGTTCGATTATGTAACTCACCAAGCAGAATCAACAGGGTATCCACCTTACAACATCGAAAAACAGGGTGAGTATAATTTCACTATTGAAATGGCACTTGCTGGTTTCGGTAAGAAGGATATTGAAGTTGAGTTCGCTGAGGGTCTTCTCACTGTAAAATCAGTAAAAGAGAAAGAGGAAAAGGAAACTCTTTACAAAGGTATCTCACAGAGAAACTTCACTAGAAAGTTCACTCTTGCTGATGATATTATCGTGAAGGGTGCAAAACTCGACAATGGTATGTTGACTATCGACTTAGAGAGAATCGTACCAGAAGAGAAAAAACCTCAGTTGATTACGGTCAAATAAATCCCTTGACAATCGGGTTTTTCTTTGATATGATGTGAATCATTAATAACTTTATGGAGATATTATGAGCAGAAGAAAACTAAGCAAAAAACAGAAGGTGTTCAACCTTTTGTCAAAAGGTGAGAACGTAACGTGGAAAACTCTTAGAAAGAGATTTGACCTTACTTCACCAACAAAGATGATTGACACTCTAAAGAGTGAAGGTCACTGCATCTATACTAACGACACTGCAAAAGGTGTTGCATATAGACTTGGTGCTCCTTCTAAGGAAATCATCGCAGCTGGTATTGCGTCTGTACTTGGTACAAAGTACGCATACTAATTGAAATCGTGAGGGGGTTCGCCCCCTCACATACTTTACTATAGGATGTTCTTGTGAAAAAGATTGATTACAAATATTCAGAAGATAGGTTACTATCCGAACTAAAAGAGTACATAGACAAAACCTATGATGCTCACTACTCCCACAACAAGTTTCAAGCAACAGAATTTATCATGGACAGTGGCCATGGTGAAGGTTTTTGTATCGGGAATATTCTAAAGTATTCACAACGATATGGAAAGAAAGAAGGCAAGAACAGAAAAGACTTGCTAAAAGTGATTCATTATGGTATAATGGCACTTCACAACCACGATAATATGGAGAACAATTAAATGAAACTTAGTAATGAAACTAGAGAAGTATTGAAGAACTATGCGACTATCAATGCTAATCTACTTGTGAGTCCAGGCAGTAAGATTGCAACTATGTCACAAATGAAAAACATTGTGTCAACTGCAACTGTGTCGGACACATTTGATAGTGAATTTGCGATTTATGACTTGAATGAATTCTTGTCTGCAATGTCGCTGTTCAATGACCCAGAACTAACCTTTGGTGACAAGAGTGTGCGAATTGCACAGGGTAGTCAAGACTTGACTTACTTTTACTCTGACCCATCAGTGGTTACTACCCCTAAGACTGAAATCACTATGCCTTCAGTTGATGCAGAGTTTACTTTGACCAAAGATACTTTCAATCAAGTATTGAAAGCCGCTGCGGTTCTTGGTGCTCCAGATATGGTTCTGGATATTGGTACTGACAGTATCATGGACTTGCGTGTAAGTGACCGTAAGAATGATACGTCTAATAACTTTAGTGTAGAAGTTGGTGCAGAAAGTCCAGCGAAAGGTAAGAAGTTCTATTTTAAAGTAGAAAACCTTAAACTACTTTCTGGTGATTATAACGTACAGGTATCAGAAAAAGGTATCTCACGTTTTAAGAACGTCAACAAAGATATTGAATACTATATCGCACTAGAGACTGCTTAATATGAATGATATATTATGGGTAGAGAAGTATCGTCCTCAGACTATTTCTGACTGTATACTTCCAGATGAATTAAAAAGCACGTTTCAACAGTTTGTAGACAACGAAGAGATTCCAAACCTGTTACTTACTGGTACTGCTGGTGTCGGTAAAACCACTGTTGCGAAAGCAATGCTGGAACAAATCGGTTGTACCTATATGATGATTAACGGTTCAGAAGAATCTGGTATCGACACTCTACGAACTAAAATCAAAAACTTTGCGAGTACTGTTTCTATGGATGGTAACCGCAAATACGTTATTCTGGATGAGGCAGATTATCTAAATCCACAATCCACACAACCAGCGTTGCGTGGTTTCATTGAAGAGTTTAGTAGAAACTGTGGTTTCATTCTGACTTGTAATTTCAGAAATCGTATCATTGAACCACTTCACAGTCGTTGTTCAACAATTGAGTTTCGTATTCCAAAAGAACAGAAACCAAAACTTGCAATGCACTTTATGAATCGTGTTCAAGAAATATTGGAGAAAGAAAATGTCTCATACAATGAAAAAGTTGTGGCAGAACTTATCGGAAAGTTTTTCCCAGATTGGAGAAAGTGTCTCAACGAACTACAAAGATACTCTGCAACAGGTACAATTGACGCTGGAATCCTTGTCAATATATCAGAAACTAGTATCAAAGAGTTGTTATCATTTATCAAGAATAAAGAGTTCACCAACGCTAGAAAGTGGATTGTCCATAATCTGGACAATGACCCTAGTAGGATTTACCGTAGGATATATGATAGTCTATATGATAGCGTTGCTCCTAGTTCTATTCCTCACTGTGTTCTTATACTTGCTGATTATTCTTATAAATCTGCCTTTGTTGCTGACCAAGAAATCAATCTCTTGGCTTGTCTCACTGAGATGATGCAACAAGTCGAGTTCAGTTAATGTATGAGTTAAAAGAGTATTTGTATTCCATCAACCTATCCAAAGATAATTTGATGGATGGTGAGGATGAAGTTTGGGAAAAGAAATATCCCGCCTTCATAATCAACAAATGCCTTGCACCATGTGATACTGACTTGAGTACAGTGTTGATTGTCAATGAGATGAATCAACGTCACCACCTAGATAACAAGTTACAATATGACTTTTTACTAAATAGTTTGAGGAGAATGAAACGATATTCTCCTTGGATGAAGGCGAACAAATCTAAGAACTTAGAGTATGTAAAAGAATATTTTGGTTATAACAATGAAAAAGCAAAACAAGCTTTGGACATACTTTCAGATGATGACATCGCCATGATAAAAGAAAGATTGAATAAAGGTGGAAGGAAATGAATGAAACATCGTGGAGTCCAGAGCAAATGCTGGAAGTCCGTCTGAATGAACCAGACGATTTCCTCAAAGTTCGTGAAACCCTATCTCGTATTGGTGTCGCTTCTCGCAAAGATAAAACACTCTTCCAATCATGTCATATATTACACAAACAAGGTAAATACTATATTGTACATTTTAAGGAATTATTTGCGTTAGACGGAAAAGACACTAACCTATCAGAAAACGATATTGCTCGGAGAAATACTATTGCCAATCTGTTATCGGATTGGGGTCTAATAGATGTTATCGGAACATCTGTTATTGAGGCAGCACCCTTGTCTCAAATTAAAGTAATCAGTTTCAAGGAAAAGGGTGAGTGGAAACTTGAGACAAAGTATAATATTGGGAAAAAGAAAGAAGGTGAATAATAATGAAACCAGGCGATTATATTATAGAAGCTGCAAGGAAACAAGCAGAAGGTGAAATTGCAGTTCATATTGCAAACATTGAGGTATATAAGACAATGCCTGCTGGTATCGGTGAACACTCAGATGTTACGGAAGCAGTAATCGAAGAACTTGATAAAC